ATACCATTTTCTAGGCCTAAGTTTGGAAAGGTGCGTTTCATGGGTTCATTAAATATGTTTCTATTTTTCTTTTTCTTCGTGTCTGCATGCATTCCTGTAACTAATTGTATCAAGAAAGAAACCGTAATAACGGATAATAATACTGTTTATGAATATAGTTTGAGTTGTAGTTTAACACAATTTTTCTTATGGATATTTTTATGTTGTAGTTACCTTCTGAGATTAGTAAATAGCAGCAATAAAGCGTTAATTAGAGAGGAATTTGATCATGGATCTTATGTAGAGTATGGTAATTGGCAGTTAGATTATCATTATATAAATAGTGGAGAGTGGTTGAATGATCAATTGAAACAATATTGTATTAATATAATTGGGTGGTTTGCATCTATTTTATTAACAATGGCATTTTCCCAATACACTATAATACGGATTACCTTTATGCCTTTAGCTTTAGCTACATTATTATGTTTAGCTAAGAAGTACGGGAAGTTCTTAACATTACTAATGATGCTGGAGATGTTTGTGCCAATAAAATGTGGTTCAATGAAGATTATAGCAGCATCATGCACACCTAATGATGTAGGAGCAATGATAGCAGAATTAGTATCAAGGAAGTTATGGGATTTCAAAATCAAAACAAAACGAAAGTATGAAACAGTTGATTTGACGATTTGCGATAATGAGAACGCGCCGATGCTTAAACAGAAAGGGCCAATATTTAGTGGTTTTGCAGTGGCAGAGAATTTTCCTTACTTTATTCATAATTGTTGTAGGAATACTACGGAAAGTGTTTATAGGCAATTTAGTGCAAAAACAAAACCAGACAATAAAATATTATTAGAGTTTGGAGCATGGTATGATAGATATATACAGAGAATAGCTAGACAGTGTGATAGCTACACAATAGATTTCGATACATGGCTAACAAGATATACAGGACAAAAATTAATAAATTATCAAGAAGCCTATGCTCGTTACGCATCACTTGACTGGGGAAGAATGGATGAATGTATACGTATGAAGGCTCATTCAAAGACAGACGAAAAATTATATGTTGATTACAAAATAAGACGACCTAAGATTAAATCCAGATGTGTTACGGAACAGCCAGACGTTTTTAAAGTTTTAATGGGTCCACTCATCCATATGATAGATACCATTTTAC